GGAAAGCCGGCTCGGTGACCTAGCAGCCAGGGCGAACGCCGCGAAAGCCCAAGTCGGTGGAACCGCCGATCGGTTGGACCGCCTCAGCGCCTCAATTATCGCAGCGAACGCAGCAGCAGCCGGCGATGACGACGCGACCGGGGCAGGCGGCGGCGGTGGCGGCCTCAATAAGATGGCAGAACGCGCCAAGAAACTACAGGAACGCTTGGAAGCCGCAGCCACGGCACTACGCGAAGATATGGCGAACGCCTTACAGATTGCCGAAGCACGTCTCCAGGAAGCCCAGCAGGCGTTCGACCAGTTCGCGGACAGTGTTACCACCACGATTAAGGACGCACTGGACTTCGGTGACGCCTTGGAAGCGTCAGCCGAAGAAGGCGGCGGTTCGTTCTTCGATGAACTAACCAGGCAAGCCGAACGGGCCGACGAGTTCGGAAAACTAACCGAAGAACTACTCCGCCGCGGTATCAGCCAGGACGCCTTGGCGCAAGTGCTCGAAGCCGGCGTGGAAAGCGGCGCAGAGATCGCCAAGCAACTACTGGCCAGCGCCGACGGGGTGCTACGCGCCAACCAACTGGTCGAACGTACACAGGCGATTGCCGAAAAGATTGGCCAGGCAGCGGCCGCCAAGTTCTACTCCGCAGGCGTAGAAAACGGCAAGGCGTACCTGAAAGGTGTAACCGAAGCAATAGCCGAAGCGGAGCGACGTATCGCCGGCGCCAAACGGCCGGCAGACATAAAAGGCGCGTCCGCAGCGTTCAGCGACACCATGAGCCGCCTAGCAGCACCGACCGCACCAGTGCAGAACGTCACCATAAACAGCCAGAGCCTTGACCCGTCGCAAGCCGGTGAAGTGATCGTGGACGCGCTACGCCAATACAACCAGCGGTCCGGCTACATCGGCCTCGATATCTTCGCGGTGTAACCGTGGCAACCCCCGTCGTACAGTCCGGCGATTACCTCATCGAACTGGATACCGGGTTCCAGGTGGACGCCTTTACCTTGGACGACGCCTTGCGCGGCCTACTCAACAGCCCCGACTACGTGCTCGACGGTACGACACAGTTCGCGGATATCACCCCGTATTGCCGCCGGGTGAACTATCGGCGCGGCCGCCGCAAAGACACCGACCAGTTCGGCCCGGGCACTATGTCGGTGATATTGGACGACAACTTGGCCGGCGGTATTCTTTCGCCGTACGACACCAGCAGCCCGTACTATGACCCGGCGAACGATCAGCCGGGGTTGGCGCCGTTGCGTGCCATTCGACTAAGCCGCGAAGGCGAGTACCTATTCGTTGGCGTAGTAGTGAACTACGACTACCAGTTCGAACTAGGCGGCAGCAACCTGGTGAACATTCTCGCCGCGGACGGGTTCTACAAGCTCGCACAGTGCTACCTGGACGAGTGGAACGTAACCCCGGAAACTTCTGGCGAACGCCTCGAGACGCTATTAGACCTACCCGAAGTGTCGCTCTTTCCAGGCGCAGAACGAAACATCGCAACCGGCACCGTGAACTTGGGGCACGCCTCAGCGTTCACAGTGCAGCAAGGCACCAACGCCTTACAGTACGCGCAACAGATCAACGACACCGCAGAGTTCGGCCGCCTATTCATGGATCGGGCCGGGGTGTTCACGTTCCAGGAACGTATCGGCGTCACCTTGTCGTCACCCGTCATTGAGTTCGACGACCAGGGCGCCGGAACCCCCTTCAACGACCTAGAGATAGAGTTCGACGCCTCGTACGTCGTGAACCGGGCGACCGTCACCAGCCTGGAAGACGTAACTGGAACCGACGACGACCCGGCAAGCCAAACTACCTACTTCATACAGACCCGCGCCGTATCTTCCAGTCTGTTGCACGAACAGGGTGAACTGGACAGCGCCGCCGCCTACCTACTGGTGCCCGACCCCCAGCCGCGGTTCACTAGCGTGGCCACAAACTTCGCGCTACTGACTTCCTTGCAACGTGACGCCGCCGCCACCGTGGATATCGGCGACACCATACAGATCGAAAAGACCGTCCTCGGCTTTGGGGCCCTGACCGAAGAACTGGCCGTCGAAGGCATCGACGCGGTGATCGACTTCGCGCAAGGCCATACGGTTCGCTTCTACACATCGCCCACCACCGTGGTGTTTCTTCTCATTCTGGACGACCCCGTCTACGGAACCTTGGCAGATGCACTTGGCGCAGGTTCTAACGTCCTAGGCTAAAAGTATGGCAACACCACCAACATTCACCGCCGGCGCCGTATTGACCGCCGCACAGATGAACGCCATCGGCTTATGGCTAATCGACGCCGCGACGTTCACAACCCAAACATCGATCAGTTTGCCCAACGACACTTTTACGGCCGACTTCACTAACTACCGCCTGATGCTAAATCTCAGCGCCGTGACGGCCGACGCCACCTTGACGATGCGCATGAGGACTAGCGGAACCGACAACAGTGGCGCCAATTATGAATTAGCCGGAACGGAAACCAATTCAACCAACACCACGGTTACCGGCATTACGTCAGCAGGTGGACTTACTTCGTGGTCAATGGCTGAAAGCGATCCAATCGACCGCTATGCGCTAACTGTGGACATTATGGCCCCACAAATAGCCGAGCCGACGCTAATCTTCGCAAATCTCACCTACGTGAATACGGCAGCGACCGCGTGGCGCTACCGCAACTTCGCCGGGTGTTTCACAGCCGGCACGGTGTTCGACAGTCTCAGTTACATTAGTTCGGTCGCGTCAAGTTTGACGGGCAGATATTCCGTGTACGGTTGGAACCAATAAGGCAACACTATGAACGGAAGCACCGCGCAAGGCGTAGACCAGACACTAAAGGGCGGCATTCTCGGCTTGTTCACGTACGTCTGCGGCTACTACAAGTTGGACCCCGGATTCATCGCCGCAGCGATGCCCGTACTGGCCGGCATTCTGGCGTATGTTTCCAGCAAGTTCGGCGACCCGCACCGCGCATCGTTCGTACCGACCAAAGATAAACCCGACGCCAAGTAATGCCCGCGCCGTACGTCGTACCGTCGTACCCGATCGCAACCGGCAAGTTGCCAGGCACCGAAGAATGGGCCAGGCAAGCCGCCAAGTATTCGCAAGGCGCGCTGTGGAATAACGGCACGTGGGTGCACCGCGATATTCGCGGCAAGCCCGGCCAGGTGTCAAACCATGCCAGGGGCGTGGCCCTTGACTTGTCGTACCGTTACTACCCGACACAGAACAAAGGCGCCACCGACGGCCGCGCCAAGTCACTGGCGTTCATGCGGCACGCCCTGGCCAACTGGCAGGCGTTAGGCATCGCCCTGGCGATCGACTATTGGACGCAACCGTTCGGCCGGTCCTGGAAGTGTGACCGCGAAAAGTGGCGCAAGGCCACCGCACCGACGTTCAGCGGCGCCCCCGGCGGCGATTGGTGGCACCTCGAGATCACCTTAGAACTGGCCACCGACGCCAAGGCCGTACGCCAGGCGTTCCGGCAGGTATTCACCACCCCATAGCAGGCGCCCGCTACTGTCGGGGTACAACTACAAGGAAGGCAGCAACCTTATGGCCGAAGAAACACCCGACCCCGTCGTAATCTTCTACGAAGTATTCACCGGCACCATGCCCGACGGGCAGCGCGTAATGGTGCAGATATTCCGCAAGAAAGGCGAGGACCGTTCCATGCTCGCGCAGTTGGCGTTCCGATCAGATAACTGGGCCACCTGGGGCCCGCCCATACGCCTGGACGATCTTCACACCCTCACGGAAACACCCGTCGCATGAACGCCGCCGTCGTTAGCACATTCGCCGTGGTGTTGTCAGCGTTGACCGGACTTTCGTTCCTCATCGCCCCGTTGCCGGACCTCGACCCGATACCACCGGCAGTGTACGAAAGCACCGAAACCGCCGAAACCACCCCCGTAGCACCCCGAAACAGCGCTCCACAGCCCCGTACAGCCCCCGAAACCACCCCACCCGCGGTAACCCTACCCCCCACTTGCGAAGGGTTCGTATCGCTTGCCTGGACGCTCGGGTGGCCCGCCGATGAACTCGATACCCTCGAGCGTATTATGCGCCGCGAAAGCGGGTGCCAGCCCGACGCGATAGGCGACCGGGCCCTAGGCGGTTCGTACGGGCTTATGCAGGTGCACATTCCGACGTGGTGCCTACGCTCGACCTACTGGCCGGAAGGGTGGCTGGCGGTCCACGGTTCGGTCGGCCCGGACGATTGCGAAGCACTACTAGACCCGGCCACCAACCTGGCGGCGGCGCTACTCATTCACCAAACTGGCGGGTGGCCGCAGTGGAGTACGTGGCCATGAACGCCAAGTGGTACGACTACGAAGCCTTGCTGCGTGACCTGGCCGACCTGGCGGACAATAGCCCCGACCACCATTCGGCGTGGCTTGCGTGCCGGGCGCTTGCGTTCATTACGCACCAGCGTGCCGTGATCGAAGAACTACGCGGCACCGTCGCAACCTTGGAACAGTGGGCAGGTGTCCGCGCTTGACCTATCGCACGTATGACCCGCAGCACATACGAAAAGGGCGACTCGTTCCGATCATGCCGCACGAAGTTACGGCGCTACGTGACTACGCCGAACAAGTACGCCATAACGCTGCACAGATCGGCGCGAAACACCGGCACGCCTGGAACCCGACCAGCGAAGAAGAACAGCGCCGGCAACTTGTCGGGTGGCTTGGCGAACTGGCACTGGCGAAACACCTAGGGGTGCCCTACGGGTTCGCAACGAACTACGACAAGACCCGCCACGACGTTGCAGGGGTGGAAGTTCGAAGCACCGAACACTTCAACGGGCACCTAATCACCTACCCGGACGACAAGGCCGCCCCGTACGTGCTTGCCCTGGTGCACCGGATAAGTTTCTACAAGTTCGACGTCGTACTGGCCGGGTGGATAGACCTAACCGATGCCAACACCCCGGAACACTGGCGCACCACTATGCGCGCCCCCGGGTACTTCACCCCGCAAGCTGCACTCCACCCCCTTGCTACACTTCCGAACACCAAACAAAAGAGAGGCAGCAACCTATGGCTTGGCAACTGAATGACTACGTGGACGTTCCGCACCGCCTGAAAATGTTGGCAGACAAGTTTCCAGACGTTCGAATAGTGGAAAGCGAACCCGTGGTCCGCGTGGTTGGCGATCGTACGTTCATCGAGGTGAAAGTAACGGCGTGGCGTTCGCCGGACGATCAGCACCCGGCGGTCTCATTCTGTTGGGAGCCCTACCCGGGCGATACATCGTACACCCGTGACAGTGAACAGATGAACGCCGCCACGTCAGCCCTTGGCCGCCTGGTTGCCATTATGTTGCCGGGCGCGTTCGCCAAGTTGGCAAGCACCAACGAAGTGTTCAACCGTGCAGGCCCGCCACAGAACTACGTACCGAAAGCGAAAGGCCCGGTGCCAGTTGTCGGCGGCGGTCCGGACCCGTTCGACGGCGTGCCTACGGAGAAGGAACAGATGGAAGCGATCGTGGAACGTGAACTGGCCCAAAAGAAAGCGGCAAGCGCTAACAGCCCGATTACACAGCCACAGATGAAGATGTTAGGCGCGACCGCTAAGCGGAAAGGGCTAACCGTTGCCGAAGATGTTAGGCAGTTCTGTGCGGACGTGATCGGCCGCGACATAACTAGCGCCCGTGACCTTACGAAAAGCGAAGCCAGCCGGGTGATTGACAAACTTACGGAACTACCTGACAAAGTAAAGAGCGCCTAGTGGCCGGTAATATCGTGCACGGCGATGCGCCGATCTATTACGAAGACGAAAGCGTGCAACTGGTTCACGGTGATGCCCTGGACGTGATGGTGCAGCAAGCCCGCGCCGGGTTGCAAGTTGACGCCGTAGTGACCGACCCGCCGTACAGTTCCGGTGGTGCTATGCGCTCGGACAAGATGCGCGACGTAGTGGATAAGTACGCCTCTAGCGGTGTTGCGCGTAACTACTCGACGTTCGACGGTGACCACCGCGACCAGCGCGCCTACTTCGCGTGGTCGCACCTATGGCTTAGCTTGGCGCGTAATATCACCGCCCCGGGCGGCGATCTACTGGCGTTCATAGATTGGCGTCAGTTGCCTACCTTGTCCGACGCCGTACAGTCAGCCGGTTGGCAGTGGCAAGGCGTAGGGGTATGGAATAAGGGCTTCGGACGCCCGAACCGTGGCCGGTTCAGTGCCGGGCATGAGTTGGTGTTGCACGCTACGAACGGCCCGAAAGAGCCCGTGGAACGGTACACACCGGCAGTGTTTAGCGCCCCGATCGAACCGGACAAAGTGCACCTATCGCAGAAACCGGTGGCGGTCATGGAATGGTGCCTAAACCTCATAGCCCCCGGCGCTAAGGTGCTCGAACCGTTCGCAGGTTCGGGCACCACACTGGTGGCCGTGAAGGCGACGGGCCGGTACTGCATAGGTATCGAAGCAGATAAACAGCACCTCGAAACTATTGCCAAGCGTTGCCAAGAGACGCTGCGGTTCGACTAATACAACTACATAGGACCCGCAAGGGCGCGACGCCTCGCGAAAGAAAGGCGTGCAGGTGGAAACCCTCGGCGACTAACACTCGCTAGTTCGGCCGTCAGACAGCCAGGGCAAGCCCGCGCGCATGAACGGCACGCGGCGCGCGTGACCCGAGCGTAACTTCGGACGGAGTGGGCCCAGGGCAAGTTCTGCCCACTAGCGTTACAGCAACAGAAAGGCAGCGACGTGAAAGTAAAACCAACCTACCCGGCTATCGAATGGCTTGGCGAATGTCACCAGTGTGGCGAAACCAACCTCGCGGAAAAGTTCGGAGACGCAATAGTGGAAGGCTTGCCCGTATGCGCGGCTTGCCTACGCAACCCAAGGGCAACCGAACGAAGTGAGGGCGCCAGGACAAGCGACAGCGCGTCAGCGGTAGCCCCATGAGCAAGCGCACGGCCAACCCGACCTACCGACGCAACCGGGCCCAACTACTACGCGACGCGCCCAACTGCCACTGGTGCAAGAAAGCCAAAGCAACGCAAGCCGACCACCTCATCGAAGCCGACCGCGGCGGCACCGACGATCTCGACAACCTGGTACCAGCGTGCGCCAAGTGCAACGCCAAGCGCGGCCAGGCATACGGCACAGCGAAAACGCGCGCACGACAAGCCAAGCGACCGAACGTGCCCACCTCGACGCGCACCCGCAAGAAGAAACACAAACCCGTTTTGGAGCGCACCCCCCCCTGCC